TCTCATGCCCATGCCCATATATATTAGTCAGCATTAAATAAATAACAATATGAAACCTATACAAATTATCGCCCAAGACCTTTTTGACAAAGTACGCAGTCGTTTTACCAATTTAGAAATGGGAGACGAAACAGGTGCAGTTACTATTGACCCAGCAGAAGCACGTTTCTTTGATTTTGACTTTGTTAATGAAGGTGTTAATCTTGGTCGTGTTAGCATTAGTTTAAACGATCTTGGCAGTTTAAAAATCTATTACAGCCAAGGTATTACAGAAAATCAAGACGATCGTGCTACCCAAATGTGGTTTAATTTCCTTAAAGAAATGAGACTATTTTCTATGCGTAGATTGCTGAGATTTGACACAAGAGACATTGCTAAGAATAATTTAGATAAGAACGATTTTCAACATTTGGCCGCAACACAAGGCCCTAAGGAAGAACCAGATATGAATACTATGAACGAATCACGTTGGAACCATAAGAGTTCTAGCAAAACTAGCCGTGCTGTACAGGGCAAGACAGAAGTTATTGTACGTCACGCAAAAGCAGTAGAAGAAACATATCCAGGCGCACGTAGCCAAAGCAAAAACATCAAGGCAATCTTTATTCAGAATCATGATGGCGAACGTTTCAAGTATCCATTTATACACACAGCAGGTGCGTTTGCAATGGCACAACACGTAGATCACGGCGGTGTTCCACATGATCCAGCAGGCAAAGCAATTATTAAAATGAGTGAGAATATTGCAAAGTTAGGCGAATTCCAACGACACATACAACGTAGTGCCTTGCACGCCGATGCACATGGAATTGCGGAACGAGCCATAGGCCACATGAATGAACTTAAAGCACGAGTAGCAGCACTAGGAAAACGACACCACTACGAAGCATGGAGAGAAGATTTTGAAATGGCAAGCCAAGGTGGTGGTGCACCAGAAGAAATGGTGCTAGATGCAGTAACATTAGAAGATTATAAAAGTAAATTTACAGAAATAAATTTCCAGGAAGAACTAACCGGTTACTTCCCATTACTACATAGTATTATGAGTGAGACTAATGCTGTTGATCTTGAAGAATATGTTGGAGAAGCGGCAGCACCTTGGGAATCAGACGAGGAAGCCGCTGCCCGTGAAAAAGATAAAGATGAACCTACAAATACTACAGGATCCGATGGTGCAGAACACGGCGGTCACTCTAGAGCAAGACATTTAGCAAGACAAGCAATTCCAAAAGAAAAATCAGCAGCAGAAAGTATTGATGCATTTGAAGAATGGGCAGAATCAGTAGAACAGGGCAAACTTACAGACGATCAAATACTAGAATTAAAACAAGCGTTAAGTGATTTACAAGCATCGGGACAAAAACTAGAACTAGGTCCAGACGGCCAAACAGCGATACAATTTTTTAGTGAGTTAGGACTAGACAATGGTGATCTTGAAGAAAAACTTGAAGCAGCAACTCAACTAGATCCATCCGGCGACGGCCTTGAAATTATGAAATTATGGGCTCAAGAAAGTTATCCAGAATTACTAGTAGCATTGGGCATGAGTGGTACTGGTGAAGAGCCTCCATCCGAGGCAGCACCCCCGGCACCTGAGGCAGGCGCAGCGCCAGCAGCACCTCCTGCACCTGAAGTTCCGGTAGCAGAAGGAAAAGGTAACAAAATGGTTCAAGAAGTTGCCAAGATTGTTAAGAGTTTTTACAATCAATCTAACGAAAGTGTTGGACCATTCCGTGCTCCAGAGAACATTGCATTGGATTGCAAAAAGCAAGTTACTGAAAAGTTTGGTGAAAAAGCAGGCGAACAAGCATATGAAATGGCAGAGGCATTTATTAATAAACTAACACAAGAATGGCACCAAAAACATGGACATGTAAAGAGTACTCCTGTAGATCAGGGTGATGGTTTAAGTGTCGATGGTTTAAAAGAAATCCTAGGCAGAATCAAACAAAAAGTAGAAGGCATTGGACAACCAGAAATGGAAGAAAAAGACGACTGGCATCCATCAAAACATGTAACAGATCCACAAAAACAAAAAGAACTTGAACCACATAATAAAAATGTTCATCGTGACAGTTATGCTGACCGCGCAGCATATTTAGATGCTGCTGGTGTTAAACGTGATGAACCACAAGACGAAGGCTCTAAGCAAGATTTTAGAACACATGGTATGGACAGCAAACCAAGCAAGGAAAATCCAAAAGGTAATCCACCCCCATTAGATTGGAAGGTGGATCCAATTCAAGCAGCAACAGATAGGGCACATGACGCAGGCTCAAAACTATTACAAAGATTAGCAGGCATTAGAAAAAAATAATTGGCAAAATAAGCAGCCATTAAGGTTGCGATGATAAATAAAACTGTGTATAGTTAACGCTATGCACAGTTTTTCTTTTAGTCAGTTGGCTTTAAGAAAGCGGCATAATATATTTTATAAAGGCAAAACATTATGGCAACATTAGCAGAAATTAGAGCAAAACTTCAAGCAAGTTCTCAACAAAACACCGGTGGCTCAGCAGGTGGAGACAACGCAATTTATCCCCATTGGAATATGCCAGAAGGTTCGACTACTACAGTTCGATTCCTTCCAGACGCTGATCCAAACAACACATTCTTCTGGATTGAACGTGCAATGATCAAATTGCCCTTCGCTGGAATTAAAGGTGAAACTAATTCTAAACCCGTTACTGTACAAGTTCCTTGTATGGAAATGTGGGGCGAAACATGCCCGGTATTGACAGAAGTCCGTCCATGGTTCAAAGACAAGTCTTTGGAAGATATGGGTCGTAAGTACTGGAAAAAGAAATCTTACTTGTTCCAAGGGTTTGTTGGTGACAGCAAACTACAAGAAGATGGAAAATTACCTGAGAATCCAATCCGTCGTTTCATTATCGGATCACAAATTTTTAACATTGTTAAGAATGCGTTGATGGATGCTGAGATCGAAGAATTGCCAACTGACTATGTCCGTGGCTTGGATTTCAAGATTGCTAAAACAAGCAAAGGTGGATATGCTGACTATTCAACATCAACTTGGGCTCGTCGCGAACGTGCTCTTGCTGAAGCAGAACAAGCAGCAATTAAGCAATATGGTTTGTTTGATTTGAAGGCTTTCCTACCTAAGAAACCAGGTGAAGTCGAACTCAAAGTTATCGCAGAAATGTTTGCAGCATCAGTTGATGGTGAAGCATATGATGGCGATCGTTGGGGTCAATACTTTAAGCCAGCAGGTTTTGGTGGTAGTGGCTCAGCAACCGGCAGCGCCAGTACAGCAGCACCAAAGGCAGCACCAGCAGCAAAAATTGAGGAAGACGACGTCCCTTTTGAACCTGCGGCAGCAACACCCGCTAAAGCGGTTGCACAAGAAGAGCCAAAGAACGAAGCAGGATCACGTGCAGCAGACATTATTGCAATGATTCGTAATCGTAACGCAGCAGCAAACTAAGGAGTAACAAATGGGAAAAGCATTTGATATTTCTAAGTTTAGAAAGTCGATTACTAAGTCTATTGACGGTCTTGGTATTGGCTTTAACGATCCAACAGATTGGATCTCAACTGGTAACTATGCTCTTAACTATCTTATCTCTGGGGACTTTTTTAAAGGGGTCCCCCTTGGTAAAGTTACAGTATTTGCCGGTGAAAGTGGTGCAGGGAAGAGTTATATTTGCTCTGGAAACATTATCCGTCACGCACAAGAACAAGGTATTTTTGTTATCTTAGTTGATAGTGAAAACGCACTTGATGAAAAGTGGTTGTTGGATTTGGGTGTTGATACTAGTGAAGATAAACTACTTAAACTCAATATGGCTATGATTGATGATGTGGCAAAAACCATATCAGAATTCATGAAAGAATACAAATTAATGCCCGAAGAAAGTCGTCCTAAGATTTTGTTTGTCATTGATAGTTTAGGTATGTTGCTTACTCCAACTGACGTAAATCAGTTTGAAGCAGGTGAAATGAAAGGTGATATGGGCCGTAAGCCTAAGGCGCTAACTTCATTAGTTCGTAACTGTGTTAATATGTTTGGCTCGTGGAATGTTGGTATGGTTTGTACAAATCATACATACGCAAGTCAGGACATGTTTGATCCAGATGATAAAATTTCAGGTGGTCAAGGATTTATCTACGCTAGTTCTATTGTAGTTGCTATGCGTAAATTGAAACTGAAAACCGACGAAGATGGTAATAAAACTACCACTGTAAATGGTATTCGTTCAGCCTGTAAGATTATGAAAACACGCTATTCCAAACCTTTTGAATCAGTACAAGTTGAGATTCCGTACTCAACAGGTATGAGTCCATTTAGTGGTTTAGTTGATTTGTTTGAAGCCAAAAGCAAGTTGAAGAAAGAAGGCAACAGTCTTGTTTATACAACCAAAGATGGCGAAATTATCAAGCAATTCCGCAAAGCATGGAATAGTAATGACAAGGACGGTTTGACCGTAATTATGGCCGAGTGGGAAGAAATTAATGTTCCTGTAGAGGCAGTAGAAACAGAGGAAGCATAATATGGAAGAAGATCTAATTATCGGTGTATGGGACACTTTTAAGGACTATGTTCCTGAAAAAAATCGTGAAACAGCAGCAACGCATTTTGTAGATTTTTTAATCGGACAAGATGTTGAGTTGTCAGTACTTGAATCAGTTATGGGATTTGATCCTCATCTTGATTCTGCAATACAACTTATTGTAGATGAATTTAATGATGAAAATCAAATTGACGAAGACGATATCTACGACGAAGACGAGGACTAATTGTGAATTGGTACAGCAAAGTAAGCAAAGATATTGCTCACTTGCCAGGCTGTATTGATTACTATTATCTCGAATTAGACTCAGCAAGAGCAGAGGTTAAAATCCATGGCAACGTGGAAAAATCCTCTGCTGCTTTGCCTGGTATTGTTGCTCATCGATTTAATCAACTTCAAGAAATTGAAGGTATCTTAGAATATCTAAACATTGAACTGCGCCGCCTACGTTCCAAAACTTTTAAGAAATATTTGGAAAACTATCAACGTGCTCTTAGCAGTAGAGATGTTGAAAAGTATGTAGAAGGTGAGGCAGATGTAGTTGATATGGAAAAGATCATCAATGAGTTTGCACTACTACGCAATCAATGGCTGGGTATTATTAAGGGCTTAGATATCAAACAGTGGCAACTAAGTAATATTATCAAACTCCGAACAGCGGGTATGGAAGACGTTGTTATTTGACACAGAAGGACTTGAGTCCTTTTGTGTTTTGTAGTATAATAATTGTATGTATATTGAAGATTTACT